GGTTAGATAAATTATTTGGAACAAGTTGTCCTAATAAACATGAATATGTGTTTGGTATGGCTTATATATAAAATGTGCGTTTTAAATGAGAAAAGGTGTAAAAATAAAATATTTATGATATATTTTGTATATATCATAATAAAATAAGACTAACCAAAATAAATGTAAAATACATAAAACATATACATTATATATTGTTTTTATATATATAATGTCGATTCAAATATTTAAAACGGAAATACCAAAAGAAATGTTATATTCATTGTTAGATGACATATGCACTAAAAACGATAAGTATTACATTTTAAATATAAATTCTTATAAAAAAGGTATATTTAATGAAAAGATTCAGAAGTTTTTCGAAGAATGTAAAGAATATTATCATTCTTCAAAGAAAAAATATGTAGAGAGAAAAATTACATACAAGTCATTTATAACAATTGTAAGACAAATATGTAATTTTAATAAAATAATATATACGTCCCAAATAAAGTACGATAAGTCATCATACAATATTATTTATTACATTTATATAATTCCGTAGTTTATTTGTTTCCAGTTTCTATTTTTGAATAATGAGGGGGGTGGGGGGGCGAGTGGAGTAGCGGAATACTAATAATTTGGATACCCGTCTTGCAATAAATTATCTCCCAAAAAATTAGGTTTTAATCCATATAAACTTACTAAAGGTGTCTGCCAAAAACCAACCCATTTAGGCTCTTCGTTTAAAGGTTCGATAACACCCATACAAATAGAATAACCTTTATCCGGAATATTTGCTAAAATCATATATTTGCTAATTATTAAATCTGCTTCTAAGACCTGTTTTGCAGATAATCTAGCAAACCATTCGTATTTTACTCGTTTTAAAATGTCAGACGCTGGAATATAAATTCCATATGCTTGAGGATATAATTTTATATAATCATTACTCATTAAATTTTCTATTAATATCGGTTCATTATCTGTATCTTTAATACCAATTTCCATACCATCAATCTTAATTATATTTCCTCTTTCAATATTTCTCTCGCACCAATTATTTATACTTCCTAAAAACAAACTCTCATTTGTAAAGTCTTGAGCCAAAATTGTTTCCATATAATGGATCATATCTTTTAACGTTTCGTTGTTTCTTTTTGAACCCATAAAACGAATATCAGAAGTAAACTTGTTTTGTGTAGATGTAATATTTTTGTCTATATTTTCACAGACAAACATTTTATTTCCAATAGTACCTTTTTCATATAATGGCAATAAATTTTTCATACATAAAAAAGAAATAGGAACAAGCATACCCCCATATAAATAAATTAATTTAGATATAGACATTGATCTTATTTTCATAGAAACAGGGTTAGAAAAAAGAGAAAGATCTATTTTATAATCGGGAATTAATTTATGAAATGATTTATCATCAATTAAACAAATATGAAACGAATCTTTGCAATGATGAATAATACTTTTTACTGTTAAATATAAATAAGGTTGGTTTAGGTCAAAAGAACTTCTGGAACCAAAAGAAAGCCAATTGCGACTGTTGTATTTATACGGAATATAAATCCACAAAATAGGTTTTTTGATTTTACCTAAAGTGCCATTTAATAAATATTTTCTTATATAAGAATAATCATCCCCGTTTTCTTCTTTTATTCTTTTATTTTCCATCAATCTGTATAAATACATTAAAACTAATAGAATGATTAAAAGTATTATATAATTTGTAAAATTTTGTTTTTTCATATGTAATCTTATATTATAAGTTTATATTTTCTCTCTCTTGATTACAATAAAATCTGTTATATACATATTCAATCATTTTCATAAAATAAATAATAAATAAATAATATTATAATAATTAAAATGGCAGGTGGATTATTGAATCTTGTCTCTCAAGGACAACAAAATATTATTTTAAATGGAAATCCTTCCAAAACTTTTTTTAAAACAACATATTCTAAATACACAAATTTTGGTCTACAAAAATTTAGAGTTGATTATGAAGGTTCTAAAACAATGAATCTTACAGAAGAATCCGTTTTTACATTTAAAATACCTAGGTATGGAGATTTATTAATGGATTGTTATTTATCCATTGATTTGCCTTATATTTGGTCTCCTATTTTCCCACCGACTATTAATGAACAAACAGGACTATGGACATACTGGGCGCCTTATGAATTCAAATGGATTGAAAATATAGGTGCGCAAATGATTAGTAATATAAATATAGTATGTGGGAATCAAACATTACAGAATTTTTCTGGAGCGTATTTATTGTCTTGTGTTCAGCGTGATTATAATACAGATAAAAAAAATTTGTTCGATAAAATGATAGGAAATGTTCCTGAATTGAATGATCCTGCAAATTATGGTGCGCGTGTTAATTCATACCCAAATGCATATTTTAACGAATCTTACTCAAATTGCGAAGCATCTATCAGGGGAAGAACTCTTTACATTCCTTTAAATTTTTGGTTTCAATTGAAATCTCAAATGGCGTTTCCGTTGGTTGCGCTACAATATAATGAATTAACAATAAATATAACACTTAGACCTATAAATCAACTTTTTAAAATACGTGATGTTATGGACGTAAATAACAATTATCCTTATGTAGCGCCTAATTTTAATTTGTATTATATGCAAATGTACCGCTTTTTACAACCTCCGCCTGATATTTTCATTGGTATTGATTCTTATACAGACACGCGTTCGGTTTGGAATGCAAATATAAATTTAAATTGTACATATTGTTTTCTCTCAAACGATGAATCTCGATTATTTGCAATGAATGAACAAAAATATTTATTCAAACAAGTATTTGAACAGGTATTTTATAATGTAACAGGACCCAACAAGGTTGAAATTAATTCGGTTGGTATGGTTTCGAATTACATGTTTTATTTGCAAAGAAGCGATGTAAATTTTAGGAATGAATGGAGTAATTATACAAATTGGCCATATAATTATTTGCCACAAGATATCATTATTGCTCCTACGGACGGTAATTATGTATTAACTAATATAACTACTGAATTGTTTCAACCATCTCCTCCTAGAACTGTTTATGTAGGTCCGGGTGTAAACCCAGATGGTACTATATCTGGATTATTTATTACAGGACAGTATAATATTCAAAATATTAAAGATATTTTGGTTAATTTGGCAATATTGTTTGATGGAGAATACAGAGAGAATATTCAACCTGTAGGGGTATATAATTATATTGAGAAGTATACGCGAACTGCTGGTAATGCTCCAGATGGATTGTATTGTTATAATTTTTGTATGAACACATCTCCTTATGATTTACAACCAAGTGGTGCAATTAATATGAGTCGTTTTAATAAAATTGAATTTGAATTTACCACAATTATTCCACCATTGAATTATTTGGCTCAGACAATGACAATTTGTGATCCTACAACTGGTGATATTATAGGAATAAACAAACCTAGTTGGCAAATTTACGAATATAATTTTAATATGGTTGTTTTTGAAGAGAGAATAAACATGGTTGTATTTGTTGGTGGAAATGCTGGGTTAGTTTATGCAAATTAATGCAAATTAAGTTTTATTGGGAATATTCCTCGCGCAAAGAATGTTCCGCGAATGTTCCTCGCGCGAAGAATGTTCCTCGCGCAAAGAATGTTCCGAGAATGTTCCTCGCGCGAGATTTTTCATTATAATTTAAAGATACGCATTTGCTGCCAAAGGTCCGGTATCGACAAATTCTCCCGATAAAGAATGTCTTTTTGGATAATTCGGAGAAAATTCTTTGTCTTCTTTTGATAAAATAGAATTATTACGCTGTAAAAATAATTCTTGTCCAGATTTATACTTTTCACTCCATGTATCTACTCCTTGGAAATATTGCGGAGGAGGACCTAAATAATCATAATTATAAATTCTAGCGTTTTTACCTATATCATTTGTTAAAGACGAATACGCATATATATTAGAATAAGATAAACTACTGACATTATTATAACCAGGTAATTCTTTAGATATCTTTTTCTCTCTATTTATAATTGGTTGACAACCTCTACAATCAATATCTGATGTACATTGCTCACCAGTAATTGAACAT